CATGTGGCGCCCGGCCACCCCACACGAAGCGCCACCGGTGGGCGGCATCGTCGGCATTTACAACCGATCAGACCGCCGCCGCTGGTACTGGCGCTGCCCCGACTGCGGCGAATACTTCGAGGCCGCGCCCGGCTTGAGCCTGTTCGGCCTGCCCAACGACGATCTGTTGCTGGAAACCATCCGATCAGACGACATCGAAGGCCTGGCCAGCCACTACGGGCGGCGCATCATCTGCCCGTGCTGCGGTGTGGAGATTGAAGCCAAACAGAAAACGCGCATGAACAAAGGTGGCATTTGGGTGCCCGACGGCATGCGGCTGGACGCCGACGGCAACCTGCACGGTTCGGCCTTTCGCTCAACCAGGAAGTCGTTGATCAGCCGCCACCTGCAAGGGCTCAAGGAATACGCGCTCACCGGCTCTGAGGAAACGCTCAAAACCACGGTCAACACCGACCAGGGCATGCCGTACACGAGCCGCCACCTGAAAGAGGCCAGCGCCAGCAACGCCCGCGCGCCCAAAGACCGGGCCGAGACAGACATGAAGCGCTACACCGTGCCTGCTCAAGCCCGCACGCTGGTGGCATCGGTGGACGTGCAAGGTGGCAGCACCAGCCGCTTTGTGGTGCAGGTGCATGCTGTGGGCGTGCTGCGCGAGCAGTGGTTGGTGGATCGCTTCGAGCTGCGCAAAAGCGAGCGTGAAGGCATGGGCGCCGACTTCGCCCCCATCGATCCTGCAGGCTACCCCGAAGACTGGGACGTGCTCACCAAAAAGCTGCTGCTGTCCACCTACAAAACGCCGCTGGACGACAAAGAGATGCGCGTCAAGATGGTGGTGGTGGACACCGGCGGCGAAGACGGCACCAGCGCCAACGCCTATGCGTGGTATCGGCGCGTGCGCAAGCTGGGCCTGGCGCAGCGCGTCATGCTGTACAAAGGCGCGGCTGCTCCAAGTGCGCCCGTGCTCAAAGAATCCATGGTCGGCAAAGTTGGCAAAAACAAACCCGATGTGCCGCTCTACCTGTGCAACCCCAATTTGTTGTCCGACATCGTGGCGTCTGGCTTGAAGCGCGAAGGCAGTGGCGCGGGCTACCTGCATTTCCCTGAACCGCGCCACCCCGAACGCAACCCCGGCGGCTGGCTGCCTCAAGCCTTCTTCGACGAGCTGGGCGCCGAGGTGCGCAGCAAAACCGGCAAGTGGTCGCAAATTCGCAAGCGCAACGAATCCTTCGACCTGTGCCGCATGATTGCAGCGGGCATCATCCGGCTGGGTCTGGACAAAATCACCGACTGGAACAAGGTGCCCGGCTGGCTCGCCCCGCTCGACCTCAACACCGACGTGATCAGCGCCGAAGACCGCCGCACCCTGAAAGACGCGGGCGACGAAGACATTCAGGCCCAGCCTGTCATATCGGTGGCCCCGGTCAAGCGCGCACCGCCTAAACGCAGACGCGCGGCACCCAGCAGCTACCTGGGCCGCTGAGACCTTTTCAACAGGCGAAACTGTGCTGTAAGCCAAAACCGCGCCGCGTGCGCACACTGTGCCGCAATCAGTGAAGGATTGCCGCATGAGACCATGCTTTGTGTTCAACCAGGCCGACGGTGAAAAGCCCTCTGTCCTGTCCATCTACGACGAAATCGGCTTCTGGGGCACCCAGGCCAAAGATTTTCAGGCCAGCCTGAGCGCTGTCACCTCGCCCGCCGTGCTGGTGGAAATCAACTCGCCCGGCGGTGACTACTTCGCCGGTCTGGCCATGTACAACATGCTGCGCAGCTCGGGCAAAACCATCACCACCAAGGTCATGGGCGTGGCAGCCAGCGCAGCCACCATCGTGTTTGCAGCGGGCGACGTGCGCGAAATGCCCAGCAACACCATGCTGATGGTGCACAACCCGGCCAACTTTGAAGGTGGCACCGCGCAAGAGCACCGCGAAATGGCCGACATGCTCGACAAAATCGCGGTCGGCGCGCGATCGGTCTACACCCGAAATTCCTCGCTCACCGATGAACAGGTGACCGAGATGCTGGCCAAAGACACCTGGCTGTCGGCTGACGAGGCTGTGGAAGCAGGCTTGGCCACCGTGGTAACCGACGGCATCAATGCCACCGCATCGTTCGACATGAAGCGTGCTGACTTGCCCGAGAGCGTGCGCGCCATCTACGCCCAAGCGGTCAAAGAAGACCCGCCCGTGATTGAGCCCGAGCCCATTCCACCGAACCCCGTGTCGCAAACCATTCACGACCTGGCCGTGGCCGCCAACCTGCAAGCCTACGCTCCCCACCTCGCCGTGGCCTGCACCAGCGTGGCCATGGCGCAAGCGCGCATCCAGGCCGCCACCGAGATCGTGGCGCTGTGCCAGTTCGCCAAACGCCCCGAGGCAGCAGGCCCGGCCATTCGTGCGAACAAAACCATCGACGAGGTGCGCGCTTCCATCCTGGCCGAACTGGCCGAGGCCGAAGAAGACACCAGCAACATCCGCAAGGTTGACCAAAAACCCGGCGGTGCACAGGCGGGCTCCACCGCCTCCATCTGGAACGCGCACCGCGCACAGTCCAAAAAGTAACCCGGCAACCAGGTAAAGGAACCGAGCCATGCCCATTCTCACCAGCGACACCTTCCGCCCAGCGGAATTCATTCTCTCCGAGGCCTCCGGGCAGCGCAGCCGAGAAAACATCACTTTCACCCAAACCGGCGTGGCGGTGAAGTCCGGCACCGTCATTGCCCGGCTCACCGCCACCGGCAAATACGTGACCTACGACGATGTGGGCACCGATGGCAGCGAAGTGGCTGCTGGCATTTTGTACAGCCCACTGTCCGCCGCAACCGGCGACACCAAAGCGGTTGCCTTTGTGCGCGACTGCGAAGTGATCCGCGCCGCCCTGATCGGTCTGAACGCGGGCGGCACCACCGACCTGCAAGCCGTCGGCGTCATTGTGCGCGGCACGGTTTAACCCCATTCAGGAGCAAGCAACATGGCCACCTTCGACATTTTCAACAACACCGCTTTCAGCGTCTCCAGCCTGTCCGCCACCATCGTGGACATCCCGAAAGTTCAGACCCGCATTGGTGCGACTGGTCTGTTTCAGGAATACGGCATTCCCAGCACCTCGATGATGATCGAGCGCGAAGGCTCCAGCTTGAAGCTGGTGTCCGCCGCTGCGCGAGGCAGCGTGGGCGAGCCCGTCACCATGGGCGGTCGTTCGCTGATTTCCGTGCAGGCCGTGCACCTGCCCCAGCGCGGCGCCATGCTGGCCGACGAGGTGCAGGGCATCCGCGCCTTTGGTAGCGAGACCGAAGTGGAGGCCGCCGTGAACCGCGTTCGCACCAAGCTGGCCAAGATGAAGGCGCAACTCGACGTGACACTGGAATACCACCGCATCGGCGCCATCAAGGGTCAGGTGATGGACGCTGACGGCACCACCGTGCTGCTCGACATGTACAGCGCGTTCAACAAGACGCAGCAAACGCAGTTCATGGCGCTGGGCACCGCCACCACCAAGGTCAAGCAGCTGGTCATCCAGATCAAACGCAAGATCGCAGAAGCCCTGGGCGGTCGCAGCTTCACCGGTGTGCGCGTGTTGTGCAGCCAGACGTTCTTCGACGATCTGACCAACCACACCAACGTTGAAAAAGCCTTTGAGCTGTTTAACCAGAACAGCTTCGCCCGCAGCGATCCAAGCGGCACCGCGTTTGAGTTCGCTGGCGTGACCTTCGAGGAATACGCAGGCGGCGTGGGCGCCACCCAGTTCATCCCCAACGGCTTGGCCTATGCCTACCCCGAGGGTGTTACTGGCCTGTTCCAGACCGCCTACGCGCCTGCCGACTACATGGAGACCGTCAACACCGAGGGCCTGCCGTACTACGCCAAGCAAGAACCGATGGCGTTCAACAAAGGCATCGCGCTCGAATCGCAGTCCAACCCGATCAACTTCTGTTCGCTGCCAGAAGCTGTGATCAAGGTTTCGGCCGCCGCTTCCTGATGACCGCTGCGCTTTTTGCGCGAATTACCAAAAACCTCCTGACTGTTTTCGGTCAGGAGGCTTTTTTGCGTCAAGGCGAGCCGTGCCTGGTCAACATCGAACACGGCGTGCAAATGGTCGGCCCCGACGAAATGACGGTGGTGCACAAGTCGGTTGCCACCATCGCGCAGACCATGGACCCCAAGGTGGGCGACTTGCTCACGCACCCCGATGGCGTTTTCCGGCTCGATTCGGAAAGGGCCAGCAACGGCCACAGCAAGCGCTTTGTGCTGCTGCCCGCTCAGCCCAGCGCGCCCGGCCCACTCGCCCCCGTCACCCCGACCGTCCCGTAATGGCCAGCAAGTTCGACATCAAGATCGACGTGGCCAGCGTGCAAGGCCTGGGCGACAAGCTCAGCCGCCTCACGCCCGAAGCGCTGGGCGCGGCCACGGTGCAGGCCATCAACGACGGCCACGCTCAGCCTGACAGACGAATACATCCGGCGCAAGATGGAAGTCACCCGCGCCACCACGCAAACGCCCGAGGCCACCATTTCAGCCGTGGGCAGGCGCTCCAACATGACCAGCCTGTCGCACTACGGAGCCATGCAAGAGCGCAAAGCGGTGAACAACCCCGCTCGCGCCAAAGGCGATGAGAAGCGCGGCATTGCCAGGGGCCAGAAAGCCGCTGGCATATCGGTCGAAGTCACCCGGGGCAGCCGTAAGCTGCTGGCCCACGGCTTCACCATGCCCAACAAGCGAGACAACAGCAACAACCTGCTGGTGTTCACCCGCGACCGGGCCGGGAAAGTTCGCGCCCGCACCGGCCCATCGGTTTACCAGCTGTTCCGCTCAGCCGCTCAAGCCGTGGCCCCAGACGCTGAAAACCAGTTGCGCGCCAGCCTCATTGAACAGGCCGACCAAGCCATTGCCAGAGCACTCGCATGACCTACCAAAAAGCAGGCGACATCGCCCTTGAGTTGCACACCAGGCTGTCTCGCATTCGCAAGGTCAACGGCTTTGAGACCGACATTGGGCGCGACGTGATGCGCGGGCGGCGCAAGATGCCAGGCGACGAAGCCCCGCCTTGCACCGTGATGGTCGAAGGTGACGACACGCCGGTAGACCGCCCCGGGCGCATCCCGCTGGTGCTGGTGCAGCAGTCCTACGTGATCGACGCCTTCGACCGCTGCGACCCCGACCACCCCAACGACCAGGCTCACCGAATGATCCGCGACATCAAGCGCGCCATCTTCGCGGGCGACGCCACGCTGGGTGGCAAAGTCAGCAAGGTCATGTACCTGGGCCGCGACATTGGCCCCCGGCCCGACGGTGTGGCGCTGGTGCAAGCCCGCGTGATGATCGACGTGGAATACGTCGAAGACCTCACCAATCCTTGACCGGGCCTAGGCCCCGCGCAGCCATTGCGCGAAACCCAGCCGGTTTGTGGCGAAACTGTGCTGTGTGACATTGGCCCCCCAGACTGAGAAATTGACCCCGTTCAATTTCTGCAACCGCCGCTCCTTTTGCGGCACCGAATGGGGTATCAACTATGGCTGCACGCGGCTTCATGGGCGCAGGCGATGTTTACATCAACCTGCTGGTCAACAACGTCAAGCAGGGCATGAAAGGCCCGTACTACGCCAACAAATTCGAGATCAAGCCCAACATCGAAAAGAAGGAGCTGACCTCGAAAGGCCGCAACGACTACGGCCAAGTGCTCGAATCGGTGTCGCTCCAGTCACCCGCCGAGTTCACGCTGGAACTCAACGAGGTCAACAAAGAATCGATGGTCATTGCGTTGCTGGGCACCACCGCAACGCGCACGCAAACCGCTGGCACGCTCACCGCTGAAACCCTGGTGGCCAAGCTGGACGTGTGGGTGCCACTGACCAAACAGGGCCTCACCGCCGCCGCCATCACCGTGACCAACACGGGTGCGACCGTCACCTACGTGGAAGGCACCGACTATCTGGTCAATCGGCCCATGGGCTGGATCAAAGCCATTCCGGGCGGCGCCATCGTGGCGGATGCTTCTTTGCTCGTGACCGCTGCTTTCGGCGCCATCACCGGCACCATGATTGCGGGCGCCACCAAGTCCGACATCCGAGCCGAAATCGTGTTCGACGGCATCAACCAAGCCGACGGCCTGCCGGTGATCGTGTCGATTCACGAGGCCATCATCGCCGCCGACGCCGCGTTTGACTTCCTGGCCGACGACTTCAACACCGTCAACCTGCCCGGCACCATGAAAACGCCCACTGGCAAGAACGAGCCGTTCACGGTTGAGCTGCGCGCCACGGCGTAAGCCGCCCAAGTGCTGCCCGCCATCGTGGTGGGTGGCCCATGGCGATTGCCTGGACGTTTTGCGCGGCATGGCCGACGACTCGGTCGATGCGGTGGTCACAGACCCGCCCTACGGACTGAGCCAGCACAAGCCCGACGAGGTGGTGGAGTGTCTTCGCGCATGGCTGGCCGGCGAGGTTTACCAGCCCAAGGGCAAGGGCTTCATGGGCAAGGCATGGGACGCATGGGTGCCCGGCCCGGAGGTGTGGCGCGAGTGCCTGCGGGTTCTGAAGCCCGGCGGGCATGTGCTGGCGTTCGCAGGCACGCGCAGCATGGACCTGATGAGCATGGCGATTCGGCTGGCAGGGTTCGAGCTGCGTGACGCTGTGGGGTATGCGAACGATGGGGGCGGTGCGCCTCTGCTGGCCTGGACGTTTGGATCGGGCTTCCCCAAGTCACATGACGTGAGCCAAGCCATCGACCGAGAGGATGGGTTTACCCGTGACCGGGTGCCGAACCAGCGAGGCAAAGGTTTTGGCGATGGGGTTGCTTCCGTCTACGCCAGCGATGCCGGGACCACGGCCAATGCTGGCACGCGAAGCAATCCGACGCCACTGACCGAAGCCGCCGCGCAATGGAAGGGCTGGGGCAGCGCGCTGAAACCCGCCTGGGAGCCAATCATTCTCGCCCGCAAGCCGCTGGAAGGCACGCTGGCCAGCAACGTGCTGGCGTGGAGCACGGGTGGATTGAATGTGGATGCGTGCCGGGTTGCGACGAGCGAGGAAATCAACGCGACGCGAAACATCGCACTCGGATCTTCTGGCTCTGGTGTATTCGGTGCAGCCAAAGTGCCCGGCGTGTACCAGCAGCAGGCCGGTGGCCGCTGGCCCGCGAACCTGATCCACGATGGCAGCGAGGAAGTGCTGGCGGGGTTTCCCGTCACCGGCGCGAGCACGCAAACTGCTGGCGTGCAGCGTATGGGGCGTAGTGGCGGCATCATGGGGGCCGTTGGCGCTTTGCGCGATGGCAGGCCTGAAGGCTACAACGACGCTGGCAGCGCAGCCCGGTTTTTCTACTGCGCCAAGGCCAGCCGCGCCGACCGCGATCAAGGGCTGGATGGGTTTGACGACAAGCTGTTTGGAATGAGCAGCGCGGCAAGTGCCGCAGCCGCTCGCGGCGAGCAATACGACAACGGCGACGGTGGCGTCAATCGCGTGACCCTGCGGAGAAACACACACCCAACCGTCAAGCCGACCGACCTCATGGCCTACCTGTGCCGTCTGGTCACCCCACCCGGCGGCATCGTGCTCGACCCGTTTATGGGATCTGGCAGCACCGGCAAAGCCGCCATGCGCGAGGGCTTTCGGTTCATCGGCTGCGAACTGAGCGCCGAATACTTGGCCATCGCCCGTGCCCGCATCGAGCATGAGCTGGCGCGTGTCACGACCGCCGAGACGGCTGAATGCGCCTCCCCCGACCTGTTCGCAAAGGCCGTATGACAGCCCGCCCAGGCCGTCACGACCGCACGCCACTCCAGAACTGACGCATGGCCACGAGCAACCGCGACGTGAAGATGACGCTCAGCGTGCAAACGCTGGGTGTCGAAGAAATCAACAAGCTCGAAACCAGCATCAACGCGCTGGCGGCCGAGGGTGGCAAAGCCGCGCCCGAATTCAAGCAACTGGCCGATGAGGTCAACAAGCTCG